TATATATATATATTATAAAGGTGAAATATGATTCTTAATATTTCTAGTTTATGTTTTAATTTTATTTTGGAGGTGCTCATTATGAGTAAAGTATTTTTTATTGTAGGATTTGTAATTGGTTTTGAGTTATTCTTAGCTATCACTGCTGAGAATATTATTTTAGCTATCCCTAGCATCGTACTAGTGTTAGCTTCAGTAGCAGTTTTGCTTTATGTCTATGGATTAGATTTTAAAGCAATTGTTAATGTTTTTAAAGGGGCTAAACGATAATGAACTTAGGAGTTCTATTAGGATTGCTGGTGTTTATGCTAGCATCGAAAGATTTTATTGCAACGTATGCAACTACCCATGAATTAATTCTATACATTGTAGGGCTAATGCTTATGGGCTGCTCATGGTTAATCGATTTTCTTTTAGGGATTGATAGTAATTCTAAAAGGAGAAACAATGCTAGAAAATAGAATTAATGCAGTGAAAGAAAAATTAGAAGGCATACCAGATGATATAATGGTTAATCTTATTGTATTATATTCTGGTGGATTCGATTCGACTGCATTATTAGATATAGCAGTTAAAACTAAAATGACATCTGAAAATATAAAGGATGTTTATGCATTGCATATTGAAAGCAATCTAATACATGAAGGAAAATTAGAACTAGAAAAGGAATATACTAAAAGATTTATATCTCATATTAATAAAGATGCAGATATAAAATTTCTTAAAGTAGTTCGAGATATACCTGAATTAGAGGAGTATGCAGAATATGCAGAGAACTCTTACGATCTTTTAATGATAAATACTATAAATTCTGTGGTTCCATTTATTGGTGGAGCTCATTTAAATATAGTATTAGATGGAACTCTAGATAAAGATTCTAGAGTTTATCATTTACCATTCTATAAAGATATGGTGGAATCATTCAATAAAAACTTCAGAAAGAATGAAGTATGGATGGAATTCCCTTTTTTAAAAATAGATAAGATAAGAATATTATCATATATTATTAGAAAAGGACTATACGAATTCTGTACGTGCTGTGAACAACCAGATCTTAAAGAACAATTCTGTTATAGTTGTAGAGATCATACAAATGCTTTGATAGAACTCTTATTGGAGAATGAAGTATATGGCGGTACAGTTCCTTCAGTAGAGCTTGATGAAAAAGGTATCAAGTTCATTAAAAGAGAACTAACAAGAATTCTTGGAGGTGAGTGGAATTAAACCGAAAATTGAAGTGATATCTAGCTTAATTTTATTATTTGCTAGTATCGTAGTAATAACGGCAACATTCGGATTTTTGATCCGTTTCATATTTGGTATGGAACTTTTCACTAAATTCGAAGAGGCAATGATGTTTTTATATGTAATCAATGGTGGACTATTAGTATTTATGATAACTATAGGTTACATGATTTATAAATATCATAAAGGATAAAGAGGGATATTAAAATGGTTGATAAATTAATAAAGTTATTAATATATATGGTAATCCCATGGATTATCATGGTTCCAATTTATTTATTAGATGGTATATCTGGCACTAGATTAACACCAGTAATGCAACTTTTCTGCGTTTTGGTAGATTGCGGAATTGTTGCATTTTATGTAATTTGGTTAATTATTAAGAAGATCGGAGAAGCAGAATGAAGTTAACTGACTATGATTTAAAATATGGTAAATTATTAGAATATATCCTTGCAGCCGGCGAAACGTCCCCAAACCGGACAGGTATTGATGCTATATCGGCACCTCAAGTGGCGTTTAATATTAATTTAGAAAACTTGGATATGCCAATCCTTGGATCAAAATTTGTACCGTTTAAAACAGCGGTAAAGGAAATTTTATGGATTTGGCAAAAGCAATCTAATGATGTACGTGAACTCCAAAAAATGGGCGTTCATGTATGGGATGAATGGATGCGGGAAGATGGCACTATCGGTAAAGCATACGGGTATCAGCTAAAGAAATTTGATCAAGTAAATAAACTAATCAAAACTTTAAAAGAAGATCCTCATAATCGTAGAATGGTAGTAACTCTCTGGAATAATGCAGATCTAGATGATATGGCACTTCAACCATGTGCATTTGAAACTATCTGGAATGTACATCGCGGTAAATTAAATTGTACTCTAATTCAGCGTTCTGGTGATGTTGGATTAGGTGTCCCATTTAACACATTGCAATATTCAGTGTTAGTATGTATGATCGCACAATGCGTTGGGTTGGTCCCTGGTAAATTAGTTCATTTCATCAACGATGCTCATATTTATGTAAATCATAAAGACGTTTTAAAGAATCAACTTAAGACAATTTATGCATATGATGTAGTTAAGAAAGAAGAAAGACAACATCCTAAATTAAGATTAAATCCTGAAATCAAAGACTTCTATGATTTCACAATTGACGATATTGTTTTAGAAGACTACGAGCCAGGTCCTAAACGACCTATGGAAGTTGCAGTCTAATATTTTATTTTAATTTTATATTTCTAGTAGGAGAATAGTTATGATTTCAATGATCGTATGTTACGACGCACGCCGTCATATCGGCAAAGATAATGAGTTACTAGTGAAGATTCCAGCAGATCTAAAGCGTTTTAAACAACGTACTTTAGGTTGTAATATTATTATGGGCAGGAAGACGTTTGAGAGTCTTCCTGGCTTATTGCCACATAGAACCCACTGGGTTATAACTAGGGATAAAGACTACGTTCCTAAATATCCTGGATCAAATGTAAAAATATTTCATTCTAAGCAAGAAGTCTTAGATGAAATTAAACGATTAAATTTGGCAAACGTATACGTAATCGGCGGTGGTCAAATTTATGAAGAATTTATGGATGTGTGTGACTGTATTCATGCAACGGTAGTTCATAAAATTCTAAAAGAGGGAAATGTATTTTTCCCTAAAATTAAATCAAATGAATGGGCCCAATCCCAAGATGGTAAGACTTGGGCTTGGAAAGACGATAATGGTGATATGTTAGAATACACATATCAGAATTTTTATCGAAAGAAAGATAATAAATTAAAAATGGAGTCTAAATTTAACAAAGCGTTATAAGGAGTAATATATGGAAAAAGAACAACAAAGTGCAAAAATGTTAGATACAAAAGCTAAAATCGAAAAGTATTTTGGTCGTTTAGATGAAGCATCTGATGATCGAATCATTCAGTGGTTATGTGATGAATATGGTCTAACTGAAGAGGAAGTAAAAAATACGCATGTATATATCCTTAAAACGGATATTATATTTAAATTTATCGCGGATTGCAAGCTAACAAAACGCGATTACCATTTTAATGCATTTCCTATTAGTAATAGAGCTAATGCTATTGCTAATCGTATCTCTGAATATAAAAATAATCCAAAACCTAAGAACGAAGAGCTTCCGTTTTAAAGATAATCTTGCCTATATATTATAATCGTGATATATAATTTATATATAGGAGGATTTATTATGAATAGGAGGACATTATTTTTATTACTAATTTTCACACTTTCAATATTAGTGGCTCAAGCGTCCACTGATAGACTTTTATTCAGCTCAATGGCTCGAGATCAAAAAGATCAAACTATTAGATATCTACAAGATTCAAATAAGGACTTATCTGATAGAGTTAATCTTTTAGAAAAACAAGTAAAAGAGTTAAATGAGCAAGTTTCTAATTTACAAAAATAGTATTATTTAATTTTAAGGAGAATTAAAATGAAAACTAACAAAACTTTAATCTTAACAGCAGCAGTACTTTCTACAGTTTCTATGGGTGCATATGCATCTAATGTTGTTACAGGTACAGATGCAGCAGCATTTGGTAAAAATAATGTAGTTGCTGGTTCCAGTGCATTTGCCGGTGGTTATAGCAATACTGTAAATAGTCAAAACAGCATTGTTGCGGGAACTTTAAACGAAGTCAATAAAAATACCGCAGGCAACGGATCCGCCTTAGTTATTGGCGATAGTAATAATGTTGCAGCCTCTAGTGTATTAGCCGGTGGATATGCTAATAAAATTACAGGTAATAACTCAATAGTTAACGGTATTAAGAATACAGTGGCTTCTGATAACTCCGATGTTACAGGCCAAAATAACAATGTATCTGGTCTAGCTAACATTGTTGGTGGTAATACTAATAATGTAGATGGATCTTACAATATTACAACTGGTTATAAGAATGCAACTAATGGGACTAGTAATGTAGTTGGCGGCTATCTTAACAAAGCTATTGCTAATAATACATTAGTGGTAGGCATGAATAATAAAGCAACTGCAAACGAAGCATTTGTTGGTGGTCAATTATCTAAAGCTAGTGGTGAAGGCTCTATCGCTTATGGTTATGCAAATGAAGCCACTAAATTAAATTCTGTTGCTCTTGGCAATCAAACAAAAGCGTCTGCAGATTTTGCGACAGCTACAGGATACTTAACTGAAGCTAAAGGTGGTTGGAGTTTTGCAGCTGGCAATCAATCTAAAGCTATTGGTAATGGTTCTGTAGCATTTGGCAATAAGAATAAAGCTATTGGGTTACATAGCTTCACTGCAGGCGACAACAATGTCGTATATGGTGGCAATGCCACCGCATTAGGTAATTTTAATACAGTGGCAGGAGTAAGTTCTTTTGCAACTGGTGAAAATAACACCGTAAACAAAGACTTCGGTACTGCAATTGGTACAAACAACACTTCCAATGGCGAAGCTGCTTTTGTGGGCGGTAATGGTTCTACAGCTCAAGGTGATAATACATTTGCATTTGGCTATAAAACAAAAGCTATTGGTGATGGTAATATTGCTATGGGTAAATATGCTAGTGCGACTGGTAAAGATTCTTTAGCTCTTGGACGCGATTCTGTAGCTAGTGCAGATAATACAAATGCTTTAGGTCAAAATGCAGTAGCAAGTGGTGAAAATGCTACAGCAATTGGTCATGGTTCTGAATCCGCTGGTCGTAATTCCAATGCGCTTGGTTCTTCCGCTAAAGCTACTGCAGATTTCTCCACAGCTGTAGGTAATAGTGCTAAAGCTAATGGTGTATCTAGTACAGCTACTGGTTTTAACGCATTAGCTAAAGGTAACTTCTCTACCGCATATGGTAATGATGCTCAAGCAAAAGGTAATCGCTCCGTAGCAGTTGGTTATAATGCACGAGCTGAAGAAAGTGCAGTAGCTATTGGTAATAATGCTAATGCCGGTGCAGTTAATTCAGTTGCAGTTGGTGCTGGCAATGCAGTTACTGGTATCAAATCTAGCGCATTTGGCGTAGGCAATACAGTAAGCCAAGCCAATACACATGTATTAGGAAATGAAATCACTACAACTCAAGCTAATAGTGTTGTAGTTGGTAATAAGTCCACAGACCGTGCAGCTACATCTGAAGAAGAAGCCGAAATCAATGGTTTGAAGTATGGCAACTTCGCAGGTAAAGGTTCTGTAGCTAACGGTGTTATGAGCATTGGTTCTGTTGGTGGTGAACGTCAATTAATCAATGTAGCAGCTGGTAAAGTATCTGCAGATTCCACTGATGCAGTTAATGGTAGCCAATTGTATGCTGTGGCTCAAAATGTATCTAATGTAGCTAATAGTACTAAGAATGTAATTGGCGGTAATGCAATAGTAGATAAAAATGGCAATATCACTACTAACAATATTGGTGGTACTGGTGAATCTACTATCGATGCGGCTATTAAGAAAGTTAATGCTAAGGCAACTGGTCTTGAAGCTGGTAGCAATAATGTAACAGTTACTAGCAAAACAAACGCTACTGGTGATAAAACTTACACAGTAGACGTTAATAAAGATCTTAAATTGAACAGCGTAACAACTGGCGATACTAAGATTGATAATAAAGGTCTTTCTGTAGCTGGTAAAACTTATGTATCTAAAGATGGTATTAATGCAAACGATCAAAAAGTTACTAATGTAGCTGATGGTAAAATTGCAGCTGGTTCTAAAGATGCAGTTAATGGTAGCCAATTACATAAAGTAAATCAAAATATCAAAGCATTAGCTGGTGGTATTGGTGAACTTGGTGGTATTGTTAACGAGCATGATACTTTGATTCAAAACAATACAACTTTAGCTAACAATGCTATAGCTGAAGCTAAGAAACATACTAGCGTTACTGAAGGTAATAATGTAACTGTAACTACAAGCACAAATGCAGCCGGTGGCACTGATTACAAAGTATCTGTAGATAAAGTTAAATTTGGTGATGTTTCTTTAGATAACAAAGGTCTAAACAATGGTGGTAATAAAATCACTAATATAGCTGATGGTACAATTGCAGCTGGTTCTAAAGATGCAGTTAATGGTGGTCAACTTAATACAGTGGTTAATAATATTAGCAGCCGTTACGATGGTTTGACTAACCGTGTAGCTAAATTAGATGAACGTGTTAATAAAGTTGGTGCAAGTGCAGCAGCTTTAGCAGCATTACATCCACAAGACTTCAACCCAGATGATAAATGGACTGTAGCAGCTGGTTATGGTAACTACAAAGGTGAAAATGCAGCAGCTCTTGGTGCATTCTATCGTCCTAATGAAAATACCATGTTCTCCGTTGGTGCTACAATCGGTTCTGAAAATATGGTAAATGCTGGCGTATCCATTAAATTCGGTCATTCTGATAAATTAGTTTCCAATAGTCGTGTAGCAATGGCTCGTGAAATGCAAGACATGAAAGCAACTATTGAAGCTCAAAATAAGAAAATCGAAATGTTAGTGAATATGCTTCTTGGGAACAACGATAAAGTGAAAGATACTGTGTTCCCAGATGTTCCAGAAAATCATTGGGCTTATACTTTGGTTAATGATTTAGCACAACGTGGCTATATTGATGGTTACGAAGATGGTCAATTCAAGGGTGATCGTTTAATGACACGCTATGAATTTGCAGCTATGTTAGATCGTGCTGTTCAAAATGGTGCAGCTATTAATCAAGAAATGGCTGACGCTATTCGTGAATTCAAACCTGAATTGGATCAAATTAAAGCAAGTATGCGTTTCCATGTAGATCGTATCAGTGGTGAAGATACTGATTTACATAAAGTTGAACGTGTACGTGTAAACACAGAATCCAATCGTGATCAATATGGTACAGTTGTTACTAAATAATTAGGGTGATAAGTATGAATCCTATTATCCCTAATGAAGTAATATACTTGTATATCATATTAGATAAAGTAATTGGATTAGCCTGGTTACTTATGATTTTAAGTATGTTGCTATTTCTATTCCACATGGTAGTTTATATGGATTATGAGAAAAAATCTGGTAACCAAGATATTGATGTGGTTACGAAATATAATTACGATCATGGTAAAAAGATTAGATTGGGTATAGTGATGGTATTTGTAATATCTATTATTATACTAACAATAACACCTGGATCTGAACAATTCATGCTATTGATCTTAAATAATTATATGACACCAGATACTTTAAATTCATTATCCGATAATGGAAAAGATATATTGAATGAATATATCAATATAATCAAAAGTGTAATACATTAATAAGATTTATTGGAGAAGGGATTAAATCCCTTCTCCATATTTCTTATTTTTTATCTTTGGAGGTTATTATGGTACTAGAAGATATAATAAATATATTTAAATCTAGATATGAAATAGATAGACATGATCCTGAGAATGGATTGCCATTCATTATTATTGATAGAAACATCAAAGTTACAGTTCAGAATCATCATGTATTGATTGAATGGAAAAACTTAGGTATTCCATCATATATTAAGACTAAGAAAAATAAGATGCTATTTGGAATTGGTATACAAAAAGCATTTGTTATCCAATCTGGGTTCTATGATTCTGAGCTACTAGAGATAGTAGAAAAGTGCAATCTTAAAGCTACTGTAATATATGACAGTGTTATAAAATCTATGTTTGGTAGTCTGCTATTCTATAAACCAGATGGGACTGTATGTAATGTATATCATACTGATAATGGCTTATTTGATTTTAATCATCTATCTACTTGGGTTAAAGATCTGACTAAAGATGAAATGATTTCATATTTAGAGTCCATAGGATTTAACCAATAAGTCCACATATTAATACGAAATACTATTGATTGTGGGGTAATTTTATGCTTACTAAAATTGATGTAAATAATTTATTGAATTCTTATGGCTATGCTTTACAGACAACTGGCCATTATAAAGATTGCAATATATTAACCTATATGAATTCACTTAAAGGTATTGTTAATTTTGCAGTTGATGAAAATAATAATCCTTTAGCATTCTATATGGATTCAAATATTGTATTCCATAATATTAAATCAGAAATAGATGTAATTTATGCTATGGATCTATATATGGATAAGAATGATAATTTTATGAAATTTGTTTATAAGATTATTTTCACATATTATGATTCTTGTGCTAGAATTTATGTAAAAGATGGATTAGCTGAACGTACGGTAATCAGAATTGAACTTCCAGATAAGACAATTGTAGTTACAGCAAACTATACTAATATTATTATCCAAGTTAAGTCTTTAAATGATAAAAATAATCCTGGAGAACGTATTAAAGTAGTTGAAGCTGGTAACCATCAAGAAGTATTAGATTTCATAAATGAACTATATTAAGAAAAATACCCCAGAAGAGTTTGAAACTCTTCTGGGATTACTTCTTTATTTTTTTTAATATTTAGATTCAACTAGAGAAATAATTCCATTCTCTCTTACAGCTAATGGGAAGTTCATATTAAGATTAGAATTACGAGCAACCCCAGTTTGGAAGTTTAGATTCATATCCTCTAATAAGAATGGATCAGGTAAACTAATATTTTGTACTACTTGACCAGTCTTAACATTCATTGCCACGAATTCACGATATTCAGTCTTAGTATCATAGACAACTACAGTTTTGATGTCTGGATTAGATTCAGCAATCATACGATTTTGTTCAGGTGTGAATTGTTCACTAGTTACAGCTGGTTGGAATATATCCATACCGCCTTGAGGTTGAACCATCAATGGAATATCTCCTGTTTCTAATCTTGGTGGCATAAATCCAGCTTCAAGTTGTTGACGAGGAGTATTGATGATATTTTCATACAAGCTCATAACTGCTGCATCATCATTACCAGTGGCATCAATCTTAAGTTCTTTAGTACGTTTAAGTTCCATATCATGACATTTAGAAATAACAGAGTTAAGTTCTTTAATGGCAGATAATTTAGTACTAGATAATGAAGAAATCGTTGTAGAGATGTCTGTAAGATATTGATATTTGCCTCTCATCTTAGAAAGACGGATATCATTAAATTCTTGCTTAAGTTCACCTTGCAATCCTTCGATTTGCATGATCATACCTTTAAGCATACCATTAGTTTCTTCATAGGATTCTGCATATGGTACATTTGTTACCAATTCAGAAGCTTCTCCTTCAGGAGAATCTATATCTCTATTTTTTTTAGGTGGACGGCCACGTCTACGTGGTTTAATTAAAGTATTTTCGTCCTCTACTGGCATAGGTTTTACGATAGACTCTGTTTTGCCAGATTTTAGTTTACCAAAGACTGATTTCATGCTTAGATCAACTTTTGGCTCTTCTAAAACTGCATTACCAGAGACAATAGCTTCAGTATATTGCATAATAGACCTCCTAGATAATCATTATTAGATAGTTCTAGGTATTATAACCTATATGGCTCAAAATAGGCATAAATTAGATAAATACTAGCCTAATTACATTATATTAGGTATAACTGGGAATGTTATAAGGAGAAATATAATGAATACTCTTAATATTTTTAATCAGTTTCCACAAGATTATGACTTAACTATATTACAAACTTTCTTTGCTAAAGGTGCTAAACAGGATAATGGACGTTGGTCTACTCCTAGTATTAGTATGGTAGCAAAAGATAATAATACTGGAAAAAAATACTTATGTGAAATAGAAGATCCTGAATATATTTGGTATTTAGCCAAAGATCAGAATCTTTCTTATCATCATGACTATCTTCCTATTGAAGAAGTCGAACCTGTACAATGTACAAATAGACAGTTAGAAAAATGTATAGCAGAAAAGACTAATAATCTTAGATTCTATACAAATAATATTAGTAGTGGTCAATATAGAGAGAATGCAAAGTTACATACTTTGAATCAAGTATTCTTCTCTGACCAAAATATTGAAGATCATTACAGATTCTGGTTTAATCGAATCTTTAAGAATGATATTCATTCTACAAGTAAAGCATATCTGGATATTGAAGTTGATATCTCCAATATTATTGGAGATTTCCCAGAACCAGGTGAAGCTCCAATTAATGCAGTCACATATATTTCAAATGGAGCAATTAATACTTACGTTCTAAGAGATCCTAGAAATCCATTAGTTCAAGAATTTGAAAATAATGTAGCTACTGGTCAAATAGAGCATGAGTTAAGAGAACTTATTGAGTTTGCAATTGGCGGAGAAGATCGTCAACGTAAATTCAATATTTATGGTATAAAATTTAATATAAAATTCTTTGATGAAGAAACACATTTGATTGCTTCTTTATTCAAACAAATTAACACAGAACAACCAGACTTCTTGATGGCATGGAACATGGCCTTCGATATTCCGTATATTATCGAACGTATCAAGAAGCTTGGATATACTCCAGAAAGTATTATGTGTCATCCAGACTTTAAGATGAATCCTAAAGCTGAATATTTCATTGATACTAGAATGGAAAACAACTACGCTGAACGCGGGGATTATGCTTATATTAGTTCTTATACAGTATATTTAGATCAAATGATTCAATTTGCATCTCGGCGTAAAGGTCAATCTACATTTGCATCATTTAAATTGAATGATATTGGGGCTCAAATTTGTAGTGTGAAGAAATTAGATTATCATCATATCACTACAGATTTAGCTAAATTACCATTCTTAGATTTCAAGACATTTATATTCTATAATATTGTCGACGTTCTCGTCCAAGTATGTATCGAAGAATCTACAGATGATATTGGTTATATTTATAACTCAAGTGTTTTGAATAATACTAGATTCTCTAAAGTTCATAGACAAACAATCTATCTAAGAAACAAACAACAAGATTTCTATTATAACTTGGGACTTGTTGTTGGTAATAATATTAACAAGACAAAAGAAAAGCCAACTGAAAAGTTTGACGGTGCTTTTGTTGCGGATCCTAACTTGGTTAATGATTCAGCTAAATTAAAGATCAATGGCGTACCAGTTTTCTTATGTGATAACTTAGTAGACTTTGACTTTAGCTCACTATATCCAAGTATTAACCGTGAATTTAACTTAAGCTCTCCATCTGAAATCGGTAAGATTGAATTTGGTGATGATAAAGATGCAAGTTCTGCATTTGTAGAAGATATGGTAACTCAAGATTATCTAACTATTGGTAGTAGATGGTTTGGATTGCCAGAATTTAGCGATCTTGTAAAAGAAGTTAAAGCAATCTATTCTTCTGGTAGAATTAAACCTAGATTAGATTTCAAAGTATATAAAAATGGTATCTTAAGTGAACCCGAAGTTACAGAATATAATGAATTGATTCCTGCAATTACTGATAATGGATTCGGTTGTATTCCTGCAATGTATGGTGAACGTAATATCCCTGGGGGTAAAAATGATTAGATACTTTAATTTATCTATTGATGATATTAATAGTTTATTATCAATAAGTAAAGTTCTTAAATGTGATAGAATTATTTATGATGCAACTCAACCATATTCAATTCTTGGTATAGGTCCAGATAATTCATATATTCAACGTATTATTGGATTGCAAGTTGAATTACCAGAATATTGTAATGGAATCATGTTTAATGTATTAGAAATGAAGAATTTAGCAAAATTAAATTCTTCTGCATCTATTACATGCGAATCTATGGATGTGGATTATATTAGAAATGCTAATAGTAGATTTCTTTCATTAGAAATAGATTCTAATTTGATTGGAAATGTAGAAAACTATAATGAGCATCCTGATTATCAAATTCTTCAGTCAGCTCCAGCTTCTTTAGGGGCTATGTGTTTATATATAAATAATGTAGGTTTCTGGATTCCTAAGACAGCTTTACCTACAACTAAGTCTGATAAAGTAAATGTAAATCTTTATACAGATGGTACAACTAAAGTTATTAGAATGAATATATATAAACCTAAAAATATTATCATCCAACAATCATTTATGTATCTATAAACAGTAATAATCGGCTATAGAGTCAGACTCTATAGCCATTTCTGTTTATTAGGTATCATAAAAACATTTAAATAATTCAAAGGAGGAACGATAATGGCTGAAGATAAAAAAGATAAGAATGCCACTAACGCTGGTAATTCCTTAATAAAAAATCTTTCTAACTTTTATAAACGTACATTTTTTACTCCTCCAGATGCAGATAGTGAATTAGAAAATATTTCAAATAAAATCAACAACTCCATGGGTCGGATTGTTAATGATATTAACTACTCTACAGGTCTAAGTTCTCTTAGTACACTGTATGCTAAATCATTAGAATACCAAAATGATCCTAAAGTAGCTGATGGTTTTGAAGAAATGTTTAACACTCTATCAGTAGATGGTGGTATATATAACTCTTTCTTCAACAATAGAAGTTTACGCCTATTTGATGCTGAAATCGATATGGTTTGTAAATATATGCCAATGCTTGAATATGCTATTGGTACTCTATGCGATAACGTAATCTCTTCTGACCACTTCTCTAAAGACTATATTTATATTTCTGATGAGAATGTAACAGTTGAAACTAATAAAGATGCTTTCTATGAAAATATCAAGGTATTGAAAGATAAGTATGATTTATTAGCTAAATTCCAAGATATCATCTATAATACTTCTAAGTATGGTGAACGATTCATTTATATCGTACCATATGAAAGAGCTATTAAGAAGATTCTTGATAATCCTAATAATCAGATGAGTTCTTTACGAGAATCTATCGTATTGAATGAATCTGGAGTTATTAGTAGTAGTCCAGCTTTCAATGAAAATGGTTCTACTTATTCTAATACTAGTATTGATTCTAAAGATAAAGAAAAAGTATCTGTAGATTTTACATTCAATACAAGTAATGCATTATATGGCCCTATTATGGAACGCCATAATGCAATCTCACGATTACAATCAATCAAAGAAAGTTCTATGAACTTTAATGAAGCTACAACAAGTACAGTTTCATTAGTTGCTGATGAAAAACTTGATGCAAGTGGATTCATGGATGACACTGCATCTAATGGTTTGACTACTGTTGGTGGTCATGATATTAATACTAAGGAAAACTGGGGATTAAATGGTTGTCTATTTAAAGAATTAAATAGATATAAGATCATTCCTATTAAGATTGAAGACTTAGTATTAGGATATGCATATCTTGAAAATGATAGTGTATTTGGTTTAGAAGATGACTTCCCTGTAAGTGATACAACTACACCAGTCAATGCACTTGGTATTAATAAGAATACTGATTTAATGGCAACAAAGAATTCTGCTGTATTATCTGATGCGGTTGTTAAAACAGTTGCTCATAAATTATCTACAGCTATTGATACTAAATTTATCAAGTTAAATAAAAATCTTTCTAAAGAAATTTATGCTATTCTTAAACATGATCTACAAGTTGGTAAGAATAAATATACTGTAACTTTCTTACCTCCAGATGATGTAGTTCATTGCTATTTTAAATTAGATCCAGATACATATCGTGGTATCTCTGATTTATATAAATCTTTGATTCCTGCGAAACTATATGTAGGTCTTTATATTACTAATACGATTGGCGCCATGACTCGTTCTCAAGACCGTCGTGTTTATTATGTAAAACAATCTGGTATTGATACAAATATCTCTAAGATTCTTTTAAATACAATTGACCAATTGAAACGTCAAAACTTCAATATCCGTCAATTAGAATCTATGAAAAATGTATTGAATATTCTTGGTAGATTTAATGACTTTGTAATTCCTACAGATAACTCTGGTAATGCTCCAGTGCAATTTGAAGTTATGCAAGGTCAAAATATTGATCCACAAACTGAACTAATGGATAGACTACAAACTATGGCAGTTGATGCTACAGATGTACCTTTCGAAATAGTTCAAGCAAGGCAATCTATGGATTATGCAATCCAAGCTACCATGTCTAATAGTAGATTCTTGAAGAAGATCTATAATAGACAAACTATTGCAAATAGATTCCTATCTAAGATTATGACATTATTATACCGTGGTGAATTTGATAGCCCAACGGCTACTATTAAAGTAAACTTACCGGTTCCGATGTTCTTAAATCTTACAAATACAAATCAATTCATAGTTAATGCTAACGATATTGCTACATCTACTGCAGCGGCATTTGGTGCCGACTTAGATGATACAACTAGAGCATTATTTGAAAATAACCTTAAAGCTAGATTGCTTGAAGGATATTTAGATATGGATATGATTACAGCAGTTAAAGATAAAACACGTTTACAAGCTGCTAAATTAGTACCTGATCAAGATAATGGATCTTCTGATGCCGAGTATTAAACAGCAAAAACCGGACATAGGCTTGAAGCCTATGTCCGATATTGCTTTGTCGTCATTGTTTTGGATAGGAGATGAAGACTGCAAATAAGGATTTTTAAGTCCGTACAATTTGTTATTATGTGTATAGTGTTTTCCGTTTGGTTTTATTTGTCAGCAGCGAGCAAGGTATTTATATTCACGTTCATTAATCGATTTTAAATGAAATTTTGGTATAAGTAGTCATGTTATTTTATTAGGAGTATGTCATGAAACATTAGCACCTTATTTGCAGTCATTAAAATGTTATAAAAAATTAGTGACCAAATAAATAGGACTAGACCTTTATAGGCCTAGTCCTGATTTTATTTAGTTGGTTTTATTATTTACCTGTCCAAGTAGTCTTAGAACCAGTATTACCTTCACCATTACCAGTCAATGTACCATTGAAAGGTTTCATGTTAGTAATACCAGAATAAGTCATTTCGGATTCATCCCAGATTGTACCTTTACGTACCCAATCAAGTAAGCTTTGAGCTTTCTTGTTTACAGATGGGTTAGCAATAGGGAAACCGGAGAATTCAACAGACAATTCTTTGAAGCCGATATCTTGACGGTCTACGTTGTAGATATTCAAGTCAGCATTTGTAGGTTGAGCAGCTACGATGTAGAATGCTTTTTCTACGTTCATCAAAGTATTATCAGTTACGATATATAAGAAGCTAAATACTTCTTTATCGAAACCTGGGTCTGTGATAGTACCATCTTCAATAAGACCATGATAATGTTTAACTTGTGTTGTAGGATCTTTGATACCACGCAAGAACAATTCATGAACTTTTGTTAAGATAGAACCAGATTTTTCGAAGTAACGTAATGTAAAAGTAGAAGCAGATTGGCTATTAACTTTGTTGATTACGTTGATATTTTTAACACCGTTTGTTAATTCTGCAGTTTCGGAGTTGATGTTATCAATACCGTCAAGACCACGGAATTCATATTCAAGAATATGAACGTAAGTGTTGATCAATTTAGCATATTGCTCATGTTTTTCAGCTAACTTCTTTAAGAAGAATGGAATATCAAGTACTAAGAATAAACCATAACCGGATTCAAATTGGTTGAATTGGTAAAGGTTAGCCCAGTCAGTTACACCACGGAATAAAGCATAGTTAGTCAAATCACGAATATCTTTAGTGCCGTCGAAGATAAAATTAACAGCACCACTTGTACGTTGTTCAGCCATTTTTATCCTCCTTATTAGATCTTGGCACTATTGTTAGTAGTAGCAATTGGAATAGCTACGATACGGAAGATTTCTGCTTGAGCAAAATCTTTGAAAGATACTTTGATTACAGCATATACAATTTTGTTAGCTGCATATACAGAATCAGTTTGGAAATCAATAGAAATAGATGCAAATTTAGAGGAAGATGCATCGATAACTGCTTGAATGTCTTTCTTATAGTCTTCAAAGTCTGCACCAGTAATAAATTTATAACGGGATTTAGGACATTGAATACGAATATCTTTAATAAGACCTTGGATATTCAATACGTTATTGATAAAGCTCAATTGTGTAAAGATATCTTGGGATGTATATTCAGTAGCAATATGGAAGATACCATTATAGTATTTACCAAAGTTGATACGAAGGTCATCCATTTGGTCTACTTGGTTACCAGCTGGAGTAATCTTAGGTACATAGCTTAAAGTACCTTCGATAATTTCAGGAACTGTCCAACCATTACTTTGACCAGCACAAACTAGAGAACGACCATTAGCAAAGTGCATACAAATCAAACGAGCGATTGCATAGCCCATAGTAACAGTAACTTGTTTTTTAGTATATGGATCATAAGTATCAAAGTATTGACAATAAGTACCGATAAATTTGTTATTGATACCATTGTTAAGTGTCTTAGCATTCTTAATAGCAAGGATATTGGTCAAACCAGTTGTACCCATATCACGGAAGAAGAATACGTCTTGACGGAAAGTAACTAATGCTTCGATAGCACGTTTAGTAATGTGAGGATATGCCGCATCAACTACCACATCGATAGGATTGTTGTCTGTGTCATAAATTTCATCATTAAAAGTACCATCATATACTTTAGTCATTTCTTTAGCATAAACAGATTGATTATCAGTTACGCCTTTATAAGTTTTGATAGGAGCATCACCGAAAGTTTCGCCATTGAAGCCGCCGATCAAAGGATGACCGTTTACGGAATCAAGTTTAACTGTAGCAACTCCATCAGTTGTAGAAGTTAAAACTTCAAATGTTTTGAAAGTTTCACCTCTCCAAGTACGTGCAGTGATAATATCAGATTCACGAAGTACTGCTTCATTAATACCAGAAAGGGAAGCAATTTTCGCAAATAACAAATTAACTTGATCTTCGAAACCAAAGCATTTTACTTGTTTAGAAGTACGTTTGATTACGGAGTCAAAGAATAAGTTAAAGCCAGATTCTACTTCATCTGGATTTAAAGAGAATACAATGGATTCCAATGTATTATTGTTTTCTTCGATGTCCAATACATAACGAGTAGATTGAGCAGAGCGAGAAAGTGTAGTATCAGTAGAAATGGTAATGGATTTTGCAGATACACCACGACCATTATCAGTGATCAAGAACAAAGGATAACGATTATCTTTGTTATTTTTGAATTTGTTATAGAAAGCTTCAGCAACTGCTTTATAGTCGGAACCATATTTATTTTCAGTAGCTTCAAGAGTTTCTATAGAGAAGTTAACTTGACAAACTTTAAACATAGCAGCAACACCGTCGCTACCTGCTTCAGTTTTAGTGTAAAGTGGACGATCTTCTGGTTTGGAAACTGTATCTACATCAGTTTTCTTCCAATATAAATCTTCCATTTCATAACTTCCATCTGGTTTTGTTACAGGAGCTCCTGTTACGGAGTCTGTTTTAATTCGAGTTTCTTGACGGGAAATTTCTTTGGTATGAGCTACAACACCAAGCATAGCTAAACGAGAAGTTGGGTCAACAACACGTTTTGCATAAACAATACCACCATTGTTGATTACGTTAGCGGCTTGAAGTAAAGGTTGCCCATGACGTGCAAAGGAAATTTCACCATATTGGTCAAAGAAATCTTTACCTTGCCATTTTGTATATTCTTCAGTGCCTTTGTCGGATGTGAAGCCGGCAAATACAATCGGCCTAACAGTAGAGTCAGCTACATTCAGAGAAGGAATATAACTTTGGTCTTCAAGAATGATTTTTGTACCAATCATAATCTCTTATTTCCTCCTTAATAGAATTAAAATAGTTCTAAACGATCCGATTGGAGATCTATTTAAACTTTTATTCATATGTTATTCCGGGCCCTTTAGGTCATTAGGATCTTTTCCATAGGGCTATCTACCTTATTCTTGTTGATTACTGCGTTTACAACTGCATCATCCCAGTTTTCAGAAGTGATAGAAGTGAAGGCAGAAATATACTTAGGAATCATCTTAATTGATACTGGTTTATATTTATGCATATCGGTCTCTTTAGCCAATCGGAACGGAACTGATTCATCTTTAGTAGATCTGCATAATTCGGAAATAAGAATACCAAACATCTGAGCAGATATACCGAAGGAAGATCCATTAAATTTAATAGAGTCCATTAAGAAGGTGTGTAATTCATCATAAGGAATTACATTAGGTATATTACCAGTAATCATGAAGATTCTAAACATATTTTCTACATTCGTGATATCTTCTGGAGATCCAGTATTTACAATAGCTACATCATCTTTCTTAAATCTAAGAATACGATAATCTACAGGAACTGGAATCTTCTTATCTAGGATATAGTCTTTGACTTTTTCAACAGAAGAAGGCATACAGGAAATTAACACAGGATGGTTAAATAGTTTAACTCCATATATCGATTTTCCTTTAGAGTCGAAGACCTCATATGAAAAAAGCCCGAGAGTATTAATATACTCCCCGGCTTCTTCTGCATACTTCATATGACCGTCATTCCTAAAATAATTTTCAGGGATATAGTAAACTAATTCCCCATCTCCCTTAAAGATAAGGGAATTCCCATCCTCTTTAAGGAAGGCATTAACTTTAGTCATAGACATTAGTTTGCACCTCTAGTTTTTTCTAATAGTTCATTGATCTTAGCCATTACATCCTGAACTTCTTTTTTGGTAGCATAAGCAGATAGATCTTGAGCTCCACCACCGGCTTTAAGTTTTTCTTCTAAAGCTGCAGTAGTTACATAGCCATTCAATTTTGTATCGACTTGGCTCTTACTATAGATTGCTGTACCATAATGAGCTGTAGTGATAACAGTATTAGAATTAGTACCATCGTATACAGTTAATGCATTTGTACACAATGCCATAGACTTATCTTTAGACCCCATTTCTACATTACCATTTTTATTTATTTTGGCAATAGGAATCCATTTATTATCTGGAGATTTACCATATAAATATTGTTGGTTTGGTAAGAAGATACCATTTTTAAAATGGGTATCATTAATATGCTCATAAGCAGATTTAACTGGATCATGGACGTAGATGTTAACCATTCCACCTTCATTGGATGCCATATAAATCATACCGTTTGCATATGCGAAGTCCTCAATTTCAATACTAGAATTAATTTCTACTTCACGTAGAATAGTACCAGCATAATCTGATTCAACAATTCGATTCAATGTAGCAAATACAATAGTTTTATCCATAAGTAATGCACCATTAGAATCATTATTTGTTTCATTTACAGTAACTGTAACTTCTTTTTCTATAGCATTAAGATTAGCATAATCATATAATCTTAATTTACGTGTAGCATTAGTATCACCGGGAACTATAGATAATAGTTTCTTGCTACTTTTATTATAGTCAATATTGAAGAATTTATCAGTATAGTCGGTATAGCCATCTACTGTTAAGTCATCATTAAGTCTATAAATTCTATTACCATTGGCTGCACCATTAGTAACTAAGATGTGAGTACCGTCATAAGTCAATGTATTACAATGACCTAAGATATCAGCACCAGTGAAAGATCGTTTAGTTAAAACAGAGAAATCTGTTGGGGATAATTCATAAATAACTTGTTTTGTATTATCAGAATTAATACATGCAAGAATAAATGTATTCTTTTTAAAGTTGTAAGTAAACCCTTGACATTGATTAACGTCAGGATCTAATTTAATATTTGTAGCTAAAGTGATATGATCTGCAGATTTAATCTGTGCTAGATTTTTTAAGATTGCCTCATTTACTTTAGTACTAAGCTTATAAATGTCTTTAGCAACTTCTTGAATTGCTGGGGTTAAAATGCCTTTAATGAGTTGAGTAAGATTCTTCATAGTAATTTCTCCAACCTATTAATCATGGGAAAATATTAAAACTCTATATTTAATTGTTGAAAGAATGAGTAAATACTCAATGAGGATGAACCTCATTGAGTATATCACTCTCTTATTGTTGACTGATAGCACCAATAGGCATCATTTTAGATAATTCTTCTGCTTTAGTTGGGAAGAGTTCAGAAGATGGTTTATTATCGCTAGTTACGTTATAAGAATCTTTAGGTACCCATTGTTTAGTTGAATAATTATATCGTTTAGTTTCATCTTTATTAAATAAAGGAATACGATATTTCAAGAAATCTTCATCAGACATTGCTGGGTTTGTTTCAGAAATGCAACAATGAATATATTTAACGAAATCAATAGATCCTTGATTACGAGTAGGATCAAATCTATATCCAGGCGCATTAAATGCATTAATTGATGTAGACATTGAATCAGACATTTCGTTATAGTTAGCTAATGATGGCATTACAACTTGAACTCCAGTATCTTCAAATATGTATTTAATAGGGTTGATAGTTTTTCCGGAATATAAATTTGATAATGAGTTATTAAACATATCTTTGAATACTTGTGTTCTCATAGGTAATACAACTTTATCTACTTTGACTTCAGATATTGTACTATTAAATACTAAAGGAGCTTCATGACCAACTAATGTAACCTTTGTAATAACATCATCGCCAGATTTGAATTTAGTAAATGGCGGAGCGGCAAAGAATGCTTCTTTATACCCTAATTCATACGAGTCTGAATCTTTTGATACATATCCTAAATTTATATTGAAGTCAAATATAGTATTAAATGATATATTGCCAAATGGATAAACACCAGCAGCAACAGTATTAGATACATCAAAAATTACAGGTTTACGTAATAAATATAATTGTAACCCTAGTCTAGAAAGTCCAGTAGAATATAGAGTATAACTTGAACCTAAACTATAATGAGAACTAGGTGCCCATAAAGAATTATGCTCTGTTACTACACTATACTTTCCAAAAATATCATCTTTTGTTACTATAATACCTTCTGAAACAGTACTAGAGTAATCATTCCCAAATTTATAATCAGCAAATAATACAGAAATTTTATCGCTACCTAGCATTTTATAAGTATTGACATAATTATCAAACATCATTGCTGGAGAAATTTCATAATATTTCTTAGTATCAGGAGTAGCAGATGCAACTGGTTCCCAAGATCTATTAGAATAGTTATATTTTTTACTGCCATCCAAATTATAAATAGGAAGTCTCATTAATATAAATTCTGCGGAATTTTCTTTTATTGTAGATGGATCTACATAAATATGAACTAGCTTACCTAGAGCTTCAGCTAATTTAACGCTAATACCTTTGAAGTTTTTACTTTGCTCTTTAAAATAAAGAGTTTTAGTATCTTCTTGCGTCCATTCACTTATAGCCAATGGATCTGCAGTTCTAACAAATTGAGCTTCTAATTCATTAGTCTTATATTCATAGTTATTTCCTTGGAAGAAATCGCCACCAAGATCTCCGGCTAACTTAACTATGATTGGATCATATTGAGTTGTATCACCTTCACCGTAATCATTCATTAGACCTTGGTTCTTATAGAATAAGTGTTTAAGTAATCTATAGTCGACTATTACTTCTTTACATACAACTTCTTTTATGTATTTATTACCAGATAATACGAAAGCATCACATTTAAATTTTTCAGGAACTTCACCATTTAAAGTGATCTTAGTATTATAATCAGTTAACGCTACTGCACCACCAAATTGTTTACGATCTGGCTTACTCCAGTCATTATCACTATTTGTTTCTTGAGTGAGATCGTAATATTCAGTACCATTATAATTTACTTTCTTGAAATCATCTTTAATATCAATGGTTAAATTGATATTCTTAATATTTTGAGCACCAGCAGTCAAATACATATAATCATTTTGAAAGAAGTTCATATCATGAACTGTCAATTTGACATTTCTATCAGATTGATTATCATGAGCACTTTCTAAATGACTTACTAATTCATCAGTTGGGAAAAACATACCTAATTTTTTTTCTTTAGGGATATTATATTCAGTCATTGTAGAAGATATCAATGTATTTTTTGTATCTAAAGTTTCACTAGAAGATGGAGAATAAGTAAATCCACCAGTAATGTCTAAAGTACCATTAACCATACCTTTAACTTCAGTGGATTTCTTAATATTTTCTTCAGCTTTTTCAGGAAGTTTAGTTACTTCAGAGGCTAGCTTAGATGATGCACCAGTAGAAGTGATGCCGTTCTTAACTAGAACTTCTTTAACTTCTTGAAGATCATTATGTAAAAGATTTAAATTTTCTATAACCTTATCGGTCATATTAGGTGTGTCTGGCATAAGTTATACCTCCATTATACATTTTTACTACCAATAACTCTCATTTTATTAAGTTCTTCAGCTAATTCTGGGAAGATTTGAGTCATTGGTTTATTATCATTCTTAGGATCATATTGGCCAATTAATTGCCATTGACGTAAAGAATAGTTAAATCGTTGATTGCCATCTAATGTAAATAGTGGCAAACGATATTTTAAGAAGTTCTTATTTTGAAGAATTGGATTATTAGATCTAATATGGCAATGGATATGAGATACAAAGTTATTAATTGCGTCCTGTTGAGTACAATCGAATCTATAACCAGTATGATTATATACACCAAAGTCAGCAAAATCATAATCATATTCACTAAGATTATCTCTATAATAAGATAAAGACCATGGTAGAGATTCAGCTATAGATGGAGTATCAGCAAAAATAAACTTAGTAAATCCGGCATCACTAATCTTACCAAATATTAATCGTCTGAAAGATTTAGCTTTGTAAGGAATAATAATTTTATTAACCTTAACTTCAGTAATATATTTATTAAAGAATAGTGGACAACCTTCATCATAAGAAGTCATATCTAATTTAGTAATATCTTTATTATCATAGGATTTGAACTTTGTATTTACAGGACCAGGCATAGTACGTACATAATTGCGTAAGTTAACATATTCGGAATCAGTATTAATATCATTACCAAATTTTACTTCTAGTACATCACTACTAAAATCTAGATCGTGGAAAGGATAAGAACTACCAACATTTTGTGCGCTCTCAAATTCAAATTTAATACTATTGAGGAAATAGTTATTAGAATCGAATGGAGTTCCAACTAATGCTTTATTTTTAATAATATAGCGATTATCTGGAGTTTCTGTAAAATAGGAATTCTTTTTAGTTATATAATCATCATTGTCTAAATCTCGTAATACAATAATGCCTTTATCTCTAGTTTCAGGATTTCTATCTATCTTAGCTATCCCATGACGAATTTTTACAGATTTATCAATACCAATGAGCTGTCCATTATCTGCGTCGAACTCGCCAGAAGATGTAATATTAAAATAAATAGAAGCATCTTCTGTAGCTTTTGACACTTCTTCCCAAGTTCGATTACTATAGTTATATTTTTTAGTATTATCTAAACTATATAACGGAAGTCTCATCAATAGAGGTTTTATAGATCTAGTTAAATTAATTTTAGCTGGATCTACTAGAATATGACACATTCTAGATAAAAATTCAGCTGGGGTATGACTAAGACCAATGATATTTTTTGCTTTTTCAAAAGCTGCATATTTAAGTTCTTCATCACTAAACAAAGAGCTATTATTTAATGGATCTACATCATCTAAGAATGCTGGTCGTTTATATCTATAGTCTAACGATTTACTAATATTTTCAACATCAGTAATTTCATTATTGACTTTAATAATGATAGGATCAAAGTTTGGAGTTTCTTCTCCAGTTTCATACGCTGCAACTATCTTATTATATTTATATAAGATATTCATTAAAGCATAAAAATCTATATTAAGATTATTACATACTACTTCTTTTACGTATTTATTAGGGGTAAGAGTGAATGTATCACATTTTACATATTCTAATACTTCACCATTAACTGTAAATTTAGTATCATAATCGGCAAAGCCAATTTTGCCAGTAAATACGGAAACTCCAGGTCTATCATTATCCCCTTCTTTAGGGAAGTTTACATACTGTTTTCCGTTATAATTTACTTTCTTCAAGCTTTCATCATTAATATTTACTGTAAAATTAATATCACCAATATCCTTAGCCCCAGTTAAGTAAGCATAAGAATCTTGTAAGAATTGTTTATCAGATACATTTAGTACTAAATTTCTTTTATCTGCAGATGTTTCAGTTGTAAGAATATTATTAACTAGACTATCTGTAGGGAAATACATTTCTAAATCTTTCCCTTTAGGTAAAGTAAATTCTTTATTCTTATTATTAACCAAGCAGTTAGTTTCATTTAACGCTGTTGTAGAGTTTGGGGTATAAGTAAATCCACCAGTAATATCTAAGATACCATTAACTAGTCCTTTAACTTCTCCTGATTTCTTAATAGTTTCTTCAGTCTTTTCTGGAAGTTTAGTAACTTCTGCAGCTAATTGTGCAGTTGTGCCATTAGATTGAATACCATTTTTAACTAAAATATTTTTAACTTCTTCTAAGTCATTATGTAATAAACCAAAGCTTTCTACTACTTTATTGACTAGATCAGTTGTTGTCTGTTTGTCATCTGCCATAATTATTTACCTCTAATTTTAGAAATTTCTTCTTCTATTTTCTTAAGAGTTGTATTTAATTCATCACGAGTAATAAAATTACTAGTATCAGGCTGTGTTGCTAGTCCATCATATAATACTACCCAAGTTTCACCGCCGAGACAAATATATAACTTCTTACTTCTAGGAGTATAATATAATTCTCCAGCATACGATGAATATTGTGGCATTTGATCATTAACCTGAATGCCTTTAATATTTTTCCATTTCCAGAATCTGTCTAAACAATAAACATCATTAGAGTCATAATCTATATAAATAGAGCCAGCAGTATAACCTTTGGCTTCATTTTCTTCTTTACCATTTTTTGGTATATCATCATATGTACCAGTTTTGAATTTATTCCCTACAGCAGTATCAACTATAGAGCTTATTTCTGATGCACTTTGGGAGCTACTAACATCAGTCCAGTTAGTACCATCCCAAAATTTAAGTTTCTTTGTAGGGCCATCTTCTTTTGCGAAGATTTGACCTATATAATCGCCACTAGTTGGTGGAGTTGCACCACTTTTTGGTTTCAGATTAACTATATCCTTCTGCAACTTAGAAACATCTTTGGCTACCTCTTTAGAAAAGGTAGTAAGAAGTTTCTTAATAATATCATTAAGCTTCATAATACCTCCGAAAATATAAATTATAGAGATGGTACTGAATACCATCTCTATAATTAAATATTAAGTTTAAGACTTAGCCTTGTGTTTTAGCGGTGTTGTAAACTTCAACTAAGTTGAATGTATCTAGACCTTCCAAGTCTGCAGTCTTCACAACTTCGTCTTTCTTAGCATATGGTTCTAAACCATTAGTTAAAGATGTAGTTGTAACAAAATCAGCCAATGCTTCTGTTTTAGCATAAGGTTGTAATTTTGTATCCAAAGCATCAGTTTTAACATATGCATCTAAAGATTCAGTTTTAGCATAAGGAGTCAAAGCAGTAGTCAACGCTTCTGTTTTAACATATGCATCCAAAGCAGCTGTTTTAGCATAAGGTTCCAATGCAGTAGTTAATGCAGTTGTTTGAACGTAATTAGCTAAAGCTTCTGTTTTAGCATAGTCTGCTAAAGTAGTAGTAAGCGTAGCAGTTTGAACATAGTTAGCTAGAGCTTCAGTCTTAACATAGTCAGCAAGTTTACCATCTACAATAGTACCAACTTGTGCAGTTGTAGGATAGTTGCTCAAATCTGGGGCTTCACCAGCACCAGTGGAAGAGATAGTACCATCTGGAGAAATAGTGATATTAAGACCAGGTTTAAGTTTATCCTGCTTAGAATCAGTTAATTTTTTAATATCTTTACCAACTTCTGTAGCAAAAGGATTCAAGATATTTTTGATTTGATCAGCAATTTTAGTAGCCATTTAAAGAAATTCTCCTTTCTTGAAAATAGTTAATTATTTATTAACTATTTATATGTTTATTAATAAAGTATATTCAGTTATATGCCTATACAGTCAGTATATGATGAATCTGGGGTATATTAACCTTCAGATTTACCACGTTTATAAGACTCGAGTAGATCGATAGATAGCTCTTCTTCTAGCTTATCTCCGACGAAGTTTAATCCCCTAATTGTCCAACCTGCGCCCTCTGCAGCTTGAGCAATTGGAAGTAAAGTAGCATTAACATCTCTTGGGTCAAACGAAATCAATTGACTTTCATCTGGACCATTATTACTTAATGCATTCAATACAGATGCAACAGAGTTTTCATCTAATGGGCATTTAGTTAGATCTAAACCAGTTTTAAGTTCACCAGTAACTTGCAACTTAGTTAAAGATCTACATCCTAAAAACATATTTTTTGTATTAGTCAAAGAGTTTACATTTAATTTCAATGCAACTAGACTGTTACAATTTTTAAACATATTTTCGCCACTTTGTACAGATTTGGTATTCAATTCTACATTGTTTAATTTACGGCAATTTTCAAACATACCAACTGCAGATGCTAATTTATCACTATTAGATAAAACTACAGATTGTAAGTTTTCATTGTCTTTAAACATATAGTCTGCAGATACAGTATTTACTAAATTAATTGGGGATAATCTTAATAAAGAAGTACCACCATCAAACATGTGATCTGCATATTCCATTAAATCAGTATTCAATTCTTTATCTAATTCTGTAATATCCATATAAGTTTTTGGATATAAGTTTCGTAAGAAGTTATAAGCATTCTTAGAAGTCTTATAGAATTTATTTTCAGAATCTTGAGTAAGTTCAGAGTCGGAAATAGAACCAGCCAATTTAAGACGTCTAATATTTCTAACATCAATAGCAACAACTTTATTTTTATAATCCATAGAGCAATCAAAACGAACTACTATTTTTTCATCACGTTCTTTAATTCCATTAGCTCTATATGTAGACAAAGCTACATGTTTATTTGACCAACATTCAAAGCCGGCAACTTTACCGGCGGCACGTTGTAATTCACCATCTTTTACATAGTCAATTTCCCAGATTTCATCGGAGCCTTCATAAAGAAGAACTTTATAATTATCTTGAGGATTAGAGAAAGTAAAAGAAAGCATTAAAGATCTAAGAATTTTAGCTTGTATATCAACAAGATTAGCTTTAGGGCAAGCACGTTTATGATCACCACTAGCAGTGGTATAAGGGTTACAACTAGTAGGATCTACAACATTATCGAAAGCCATATTAGTACCTCCATGATTAGTAATATTCAATTATCCTAATGTTGAAAAAATATATAGGAGATGGACATGATAGCCCATCTCCAAATTTATTATCTTTGTCGTTTTTTAAATGAATCTTTATATGATTCATAATCATTTACATAGTTAGATGGATCATAAAATCTAAATGGATTATTATTGTAATAATCAGCAAGTCTACTAATTCTTTTAGAGTTATTAGATGCATATCCCATTAGTAAATCTTGTGGTAGATTAGAATACTTTCTATTATACTCAGCTAACTTTTGAGAATCAGTCAACTCAGGTTTAGTATAAAATCTATCAGTTGTTACATCTAATAATTCAGAATAGTTATATACTAGTGCAGTTCTTATACTTTGATATTTTCTTTTAGCATTTCTAGTATCAACTATAATAGCTCTATCTTTAACCGATACAAATGATCCATCCGTATAATAGAATAGATATTTACCATCTTTAGTCTCATATGTATCTAATAAAAATACTTCAACATGTAGATTTGGATCATCAGCATTATTACCAATAAAGTCTTTTATTTTATTGATTGGATTTTCAAATGGTATTTCAGGAGATACAGTTCTACCATCATCTAGCTTTCTTCCATCTCTAGCATATCTAACTACCACGCCATTGGAATATCCTAAGTTAATTACCTTTAACTTTTCATCAATAACTACATTATTGATATCTATATACTTTTTATTGTTTATTTTATTTCTGATTGGCTCCTCCGCTGTAGCACTTATATTATTTCCCATAATAATTCTCCTTTAGAAAAATAAATAGGCCAATGGTTTGAAACCATTGGCCACCATTATTTATATGTATAATATTATTTACGCTTCTTAGTTTTCTTTTCTGGTTTAACTGTATGAGCATTCTTATCCCATTCAATAAAACCTTTATCAATATATGCAACTAATTGTTGGAAGTTAAAGATGATTTGTTTATAGAAATCATTTACTTCATCTTTAGTTTCATATACATGGATAGCTGCAGATAGATTCATAATAAAGCTATATAGTTTCAACAAATCAACTTTGTTTTTAAAGTTAGTATTTGTATAAATTACACGAAGTAAGATAGCATTAACTACAACTGTATTATCAGGATTATGGTTAAATCTACCAATAGCATCAATAATAGCTGCTACATTTGCAGTCTTAACCCCAATAGCTTGTAAAGCAGACATAATTTCTCTACGATAATATTCTTGATGTTTGAATGCTCGAAGTGCATTAAAATAAGAATTATGCAATTTCAAGAATTCATAGATATCAGAATAATCTGTAGAATCATTCAATGCCTTAATAACAGATTTGGCAAATGCTTTAACTTTATCAGAAGCTTTTTCATCAGCAAGAACTTGGTTCATTTTTTGAATACGATCATTATGAGATGCTTCAATATATTCATCAATAGAAATGTCTTCATCTAATTTAGATGTAGCTTTCTTAACTGTTTCATCTAATAAAGCTTTACCTTTATCCATTAATGCATTAGTACATGCTTCACGAATAAGACCTTCGATGTAGAATTCTAATTCTTTAGCATTAGATGTATTTACTCCATCTTTACTAGCTTGAATTAAGAATTTTTCTTTTAGGCCAGCGGTAAGTAAAGTAGTTACATTAGCAGTATCATCTTTAATTACTTTTAGATATGTATCAATGATATTTTGAATATCATCATCAGACAAATCTAATTTAGGGAATTCTTTATTTTCAGAAATGGATTTTTTAACATCTTCTACAGAGATGGTTAATTCATCAAATTTCTTTAACGCTTCTTCCAATTCCGGATCGCTAGAAACATTCTCGTTGCTTTCGGAAACTCCATTGGAGCTAACAGTCTCAACGTCTTGAGTGTCTTCTTTAGATCCATCTTTAGCTGGTTCTTCGCCATGGCTTTCATTTGAGGGAAAGTCGGCATCAGCCTTATCCTCCTCAAGAACTTCTACTTTTTCCATAGCATCAATTTCCTCAGCAGTTGGAGGAACTTCTGGAACGATAGCTTTTACGTTCTTATCATCTAATCTAGCTGCATCTTCTTCTGTAGCTAGGTCTAAGTCTTCAACAATATCTAATTTTGTCTCTACGCTCATTTGTATTCTCCTCTAATATTTTGAATTCGTAAACGTAATTCAGTTACATATTCAGGGAATAAGTACTGATTAGAAATAATAGTTTTCATAAAATCTGTAAAGATATTAACATCTTCACTGAAATTGGAAGTAAGTAAATCTACAATAGGTTGCTGATAGCAATTAGATAAGATATCAGCCATACGAATATCTAATGTAGAGATGTATTGAATTACTGTTGGTAAATTAGCATTGATTACTGCTAATTTAGAGTTATCCATAACTTTCTTATTATAGATAGTGGAGCTGTCTTTAGATTTCTTCAAGTTTTCTAATTCAAGAGCAGAATAAATAGAATTCTGTTCGGATACAATTAGATTAATCAAGAAGTTAGTCATATGAGAATTAAACCCACATACTAAGAAATCATATATTGTAGACGCCAATAAATAAATATTGTCATCAGATTCATCAATATGGGATACATTACATTTATTACAGATTGTATCAATGATATTTTTATATACATCTAATTCAACTGCATTTGTATTTTCTATATCCATTGGATAATTAGCTCTAATATTATCAAAGTTGGATCGAAATACATTTACCATATTTGGTTTTGCATTAATAGCAAACTCGTAGCGTTTATTAATATGATTATCAATTACATCGTAGATATAATCGCTACTGAAGTTTGCTAGTATTTCAGATAATTGGTGTTCATTTGCTAGTTCATAACCAGCATTCCCGTTACTATAGCCAAACATCGGATTCCTCCTTAAATAGTTAATTTAAAATTTACTGAAATGTAAGTAAATATTTAAATTTTTAGATTTGATTATAGAATCTAGAAAGATTACCAGATAAATGGGAATCATTATTTGTTGGTGTATCATTAGAATATAGTGAAATAAATGCCTGATTTGGCAATTTACCATCCTGCTGATTACGTATTAGATCAACATCTTCTTTTGTTAGATTATACTTATAAGCATATGCCTTTAAGAATTGCGGGTCTTGTAATGCAGTCTCTAATGCTTCTTTTTCTTTAGCATCCTCAGCTTTTATCCATTCTTGATAAGTCATACCAATAGCTCGTTGAGCTTCTTTTAACTTATCCATAGGTGATAATTCTGATGGATCATCTTTAGCTAAGTCTTTTTGTAGCTGAATAGTTTCTTCATATATTTCAACAGTTTCTACTGCCGCATCGAATACTATATCATCTACATCTTCATCAGTCTTTAAGACTGTTTTATTAATACCAAAAGCTTCTTTTAAGTTTTTACCTTCATACCATACATATAACGCCATCAAATAAGAGAAAGTTAAATCATCATGTGTATTAGTAGAATGCTCTATCTTACCATTACGTTTAACTTCCAATCCAAGGAATTCATCATATAGGCGTTTAGATACAAACTTATCTTTATGATTATCCATACGTTCTTTTAATATTTCCATTAAAAGTTCACGTACACCTTTAGTTGAATCTAGACCGAATACCTTAGTAAGCTGTTTAATTCTCTTAATAGCTCCAGGCCCTTCGAATCTTTCTTCAATAATTTTATCTTTAAATTCATAATAAAGATTATTAGTAATTCCGGCTTTCTTAAGTAATGCTATTACTGATGCCCCGAACCCGAATATATTTAAATATAGTCGCTACCCTATATCTATGCAATTTTGCATCACCCCCATTACAGGGCGTGTCTAGATCATTTGTCGTCCTCCAACTTTACTTGCTGAGGCCAGGATTTTTCTTCCGCCGATCGCTTGCGGTTCTACTCTCCCGTCAGGAGATGATCGTTGAACGTCCCATCTAATATAAAATTAGATGTGTTCGCTGCTAAACGTAGGAGATAACTTTACTCCTATGCGTCAAAGCAATTAACCCTGTTGATACATAGACATTTCTATCTATGCAGTGCGTTCTTACACCATTTCGTTCGACATTAATTACAGCATTACGCATATATTTTTGCGTTAATTCAACTATAATCTTAGCCAGTTCTATTTGGCTAATATAGTTGCACTTAAAATCAGCTATTACTTTAGTAGTCTTACTATCTATAATAGAGATAGCCGAACTATCCCTTCTGTACCCACCAGATACGTCGACACCCATTATAGGCGGATCCACTGGCAAACCATTTCTATTATATTCGATAGTATCATATAGATTAACTTGGAACTTACCGTTCAATACATCTATTACCGAAGTTGGTTCTCTAGTCAATCTAGACATTGTTTCTAATTCTTCTAATGTAAATGGTGAGTTATCGGTAGAGTTTGACCATTCGAGCAAAACTTCACGACGGATATCTTCCCATTTATTATTCATGGTTCTACAGATTTCTTTGAACCATTGTTCACTACAACCAAGTTGTTGGTAAGTGAATTTAATATATACAAAAGTAGACTTAGTATTGGATTCCATTATTTCCATGATTTCTTGATAAGATTTATCATACCAAGTTTCACTAAATGGAACTGCATCTTCTTTCATTTGGAATGCAAATACCCCTTCTTGAGAAGTCAAGAATCCTGGGGTAGTTGTAAATAATATACCGTATGGTGCACCATTTGCTCTTGAGTTATCTGCAGCTCTCTTGAATGCTGGAACTGTATTTAGATAAATGATTTCATTATATGGTGCAAATCCCCATTCGTCACCCCATAATAGAGGGATAGATTTACCACGTAGTAAGTTCTGAGCTGCAGTTTTATTACGTGCAGAAGCTACAGTGATAATTTTATTTCTATTTACTGCATGCTCTAGACGCAATACTGTATCTGAAGCTTTTGCAGCTTTACCATCTTTTCTATTGAATGGAGCATCCATTCTTAAATATGGTGGCAAACATTCACGAAGGTTCTTTAAAGTCTGTAAGTTATCTTTAGAACCATCTTGTGCTTTATGTAAGAATGCAATAGTAGCATTCGAAGTGCCAAAGTTAAATAAATATAAATATCTCGCATCAGCCGCTAAGGTTTTACCTTGCTGACGTGGTAGTTCATGGAAGATATTCATATTATATATAGAGCAGAAGAATAAAGCCATATTACCACGGTGTAGCCTAAATGGTATACCTGTACCACTACCACCTTGGTCTGGGACTCTACATACTTCTCGAATAAAGTACCAGAAGTTTGCCATACATTCGGCTAGTACTTTACCCTTATAATATTGGTTTAGATTTGGATCATGTGGGTCTATAGCCGCTAAATCAGGGTCTAACAGAGCCAGCATGAATTTGTTATTCTTAATTCCTATGGATTTAAGATATATATGCATATCCAGAAAGCTTTTATTTCTGGTAGACATCTGATAATATATTTGCATATTTATCACCTTTGTAAAACTGTGTTTTAATAGTTATATATTATTAAGGTGTTATAATGATAAGTATATAGTCAATTTGAAGTTTATATTTTATTTTAAAGGAGAATTTATCATGTTACAATTAATTTTAAAATCCGATGCTATGGTTAAATTTGCAGCACTTGTAGCTGCATTATTAACAGCAATTATTTTAGTATTCATCATCGGGATGACAATCGACCCATTCTTTGGGTTACGTTGGCTTTCTAATCTTTTGACTCAATATATGAGTCAAGATTCTATGTTATCAGTAATTATTACTTTGCAAGTTGCAAAGTATTTTGGTTTATTCTGGTTAGCACACCGCGTATTAATCATTGTACGCAATATTAAGCGTACAGTGAGAAAAAATAAATAAGACAATAAATACCCGTAGGATTTCTATGATCCTACGGGTATAACTTGTTTATTTTTTTTTATTTTTTGTTAGATTTCTTAGCAGCTTTTTCTTCAGCTTCAGCTACTTTTTCTTCGGCGTCTTCTTTAACGTCTTCAGTTTTTGTTTCAGGACCTTTAGGAGCTTCTTCTGTAGTTTCTTCAGAAGTTGTTTCTGTTTCTGGTTTAGCTTCAGGTTTAACTTCTGGTTCAGTTACAGGTTCTTCTTTAGGTTCAGATTTAGTTTCTTTTTTACCAGATTTTTTAGTTGTTGGTTCTTTTTCTTCTTTAGGTTCTTCAGTAACTTCTTCGTTGTAGTTAGTGAAGTCTAAAATGCGAGTTCTACCATCTTCAAGAATTTCTTCAACAACACCATGTTGAATGATACATTCGAAAATTTCTTCTGCTTCCAACATTTCTCTGTGGATAGCACGAACCAATTTATTACGTAGTCGAATAGGACGACGGCAAGTTACATTTACAAGTTTAGCCATTGATATTTCCTCCTAGATAGATTCAATTAATTCATCTTCAGAAGTAAGAACAGATTCGATCAAAGCATCATCAATTAAATGATAAGCTTCAGTCAATTCGATATCATCTTCAACTTCTTCAGCGATTTCTTCACTGTCTTTTTCATGTTGTTGGTCGATATCAGACATCAATTCGAGTTCAGCAGCTTCATCTTCATCTTCTGCTTCGATATCAATTTCTTCATCTTCTAGACCTTCAACGGAGTCAATATCATCATTATCTTCGTCGTCATCTAATTCTAATTCATCAGAAGCATCAACGATAGCATCGATAGTTTCGTCCATATCTGCATCATTTACATCATCAGTTGCGATTACATCTTCAACTGTAGCTGCAGTATCTTCTAGATCTTGATGGATAGTTTTGTTATCATCCATTTCAATATCCTCCTTTAGTAATCAAGTTCATTATATTCATTATCGTCAACTAAATCATCTAGATCATCACTAGACATAGTTGCTAAGAATATACCTTCATCATCAACAATATCATCGCTTGCCATATCAGCATCAATTGCATCGATGATATCTCGTTTTGCAATCATAGTATCTAAAAATCCGTTCTCGTCAATCATGACATTGAACGCATCTTCGTTATCAATTTGCTCTTTGAAATAATTATCGAGTTCGTTCATTTAGAGTACCTCCATATAGATTACTGATATGTTAACGAGATAGGTTTTTCATTATATTCTTAACCTGTTCTTCTAGGATAAATATAATCACAGGAATGTAGTAGAATATAATATTTGGAGATAAAGAATAATTAAATTCTTCTAATGATTTTAGTAAGAATTCATCATATCTATTCAATTTATCTTGGTTGCCATTAAAGTAATCTATAATAATATTCTTGAAATAATATGGATCACTTGTATCGTATCGTTCATTATCTCTGATTCGCATTACAGTATCATCATCAAATGATGGAACTGCCCAATTATCGCCTGGGTTATATTGATGGAAAATATAATAATAATCTTCGATATTATAATATAAGATAGAAGTTTTATCTTCTATCTTCATACCATAACAAGATGGATTATTAATACAAGTCTTATCTTTTCTTTCTAAAGAATGGAAAAGAGTTCTAGAATAGTCTAAAGCAAAAGATTCTTTAACTGCAAGCTGATGAGAGATTTGCATAAATGGTAAGCTTAGATTATTCATTAAATCGTTTCTCTTAATAAACTCAATCATATAACTATCATAGAAGTTATGATCATCATATGAGAAAATGAAAGTTTGAGTCTTATTAGAATAGAATAATGAACGATAATATGTAATCATATCTGTACAGATATTTTCTAATCGTTTAATATAAGCATGATCATCATCTTTAATAACTAAAGATAGATTTGTACCAATATTAGTTGTATCCATTGTATAAGATCCAACTACTAAGGATTCGATATCTGTATTATCACCATCATGAGAGCTTAAACGATAAGAAATCTTATACATATTAACCCCAGTTGGTAATGTATCTAAAGTAACGCCTGTAACTTTGAATAGGTATTCTTCATCAGTATGATTGATTATAAAATAATCTTGTGGATATGGTTTGAATGCATTTGGAAGGACATATGCATCACCTTCAATGGAATCGGATTCAATACCATAATCACCAGATTCTAATTGGACTTGAATCTTATCTAAGCCAAATAGAACTGTATCTTTAATTTTATTATATCTTAATGGAGAATCTCCATCAGTGTAGCTATATGCTTGATCAGTGCCTTCATCTAATGTACTTTCTGCGGTATTAATATTGAAGTAAGTACAAATTGTAGGCGGTTTATCTGTAAATGTATAGAACGTATTATCTAATCTATCTTTCTTAGAGTCTAAGATAGAATTAATTGTCCCAACATAGGTAGTATCTAGGAATTTTCCCATATGTTACCTCCTTTATTAATGAGATGTTTAAGAAAAAAAAATAAAGTGAGCGGATGAGGTTTATCCCCATCCGCATCATAATATTTGTCTTATAGAATCTTTAATTTTACTTAATGGTACACCATAATCTTTCTCTCCAGATTCATTTCTATGGAAATATACAGAAGATCCTCTAAAGAATTGGATATTATTATTTATGAAGAACTCAGATTGTCTCATAGATATATCACCAGCATCATCATTATCAAAATATAAATGTAAATCCATATTCATAATCCCCCTAGAGAGAATTAATGAAATTACATTGGGATATTTGTTTCCTGATGCAGCCATATATATTCCATTAGCTCCATATGATAAGTTTGTAAATACTGAAAGAATATCAAATTGTCCTTCAGTAATATTAACTAAAACCTTATCGGTAGTTATAGGAATTTGAGCCGGAATAGAATACGTTTTAGTAAAGTTATTCTCTGATAGCTTCACTATTAAATATCGGAATTTCTTATCAACTGGCTTAATACAACGCATAATTAACGCTGTATTATTAATCGAGAGGAAACCCACATACTCACGCTGAATTCGTTCATAATCAGATTCCGTCGCTCCTAGAACCTGCATAATCTGGCGTCTGAAGAACGTAAAATCAAATATAATCTTAAGTTCTAATAAATACCATACAGGTAAAACTACTCCTAGACGGGAATTTACATAGTCTACCTTTTCTTGATAGATTCTATCATCTAAGACAAAATCTTTATACTTTATTATTCTTTCATCAGTAGAAATTGAAGAGTAAGCTTTTGGCTTACTCTTCAACATCTTCTTATTATATTCTTCTATCTCAGATATTAAAGATAAATCTTTTATTTTTAATAATTCTAAGAAGTTTCTGTTTACTAAACCGCCAGCTTCACATTTAAAGCAGTTATACATAATAGGTTTATCCTTAGATACGCCTATATACATATGCTTCTTTCCTGGCGATGATGTATGCCCGCAATACGGACATCTTAAAACTATTTCTTTCTTACCAGCCGCAAATTGCGAATCTGGAATTGCAGATTTTAATCTGTCCGCTATATTCATAAACTACCTATGCTTTAAAAAAGTAGATATTGGAATATTCAATAATCTTAGCTTTAATTACTTCATCCTTTGCTTCAGCATGTAAGAATTGTAATCCTTTTAAGATAGAATATTCATTACAATTTAATACATTCAATAGATATTCTAAAGAACGTCCTTCAATTAATACCATATAGAATAATTCTTGGTAATTGATTGTTTTACGACCAGTAATATTTATTTCTCTGCCTTCACTAATAAATTTAATATCTTTATTGTCGATATTTGTAATAATATTAGTAGGAGTTATGTTTGGTTTGATATTGGTGAGATCTAATGTTTTGATTTTAGATTCATCTTTATCAGGTTTAGATGTGTATTGATATACTGCAGTATCTAATGCATAGTGTACAATACTAGCCGGGTTAAGTTGTGGGAATTTTTCTTGAACTTTTGCCAAATTATGATGCTTATTGAATTCTTTTTTAACTTCTACATTATAGTCTATCATAGTATATCTCCTAATCAACGTTTTTTATTTTTAGCAACAAGAAGTGATAATCTTAAAGGGAAAAATGGCAATGCCGCTTTAACATCAGGTATATTTTTAATTCCTGTAAGTTTATAAATATAACCAGCTTTATCATGATAACTTAATGAATGATATTTTTTAACAAATCCATCAAGATCTTCGTATATTAATGGGAAAGCTCTTACACTTTCAATTAGGTGTTGTAAAGAGCCCGTTCTATTCTTTGTCAGAATAAGATTATTTTCATCTACAAAGTCCCTTATCATTTTTAATAGGTCGATAGTAGTGACATTTACATTCGTTAATATTTCTTCAATTAATATATTTTGAATTTCTAAAGTCAATTCTAAATTATATCTCTTATCGAATGTCTTTTTACTAACTGAAAATATAGATATCGATCTACCAATAATATTTTCTTCTTCAAATTTATCTAAAATTGAATTAATTCTTGGATATTTTTTAGAATACTCTAAAATTTTATCATAAT